ATGAAAGTTGAACTCACCATTGATCGTACTAAAGAACTTCCAAAGGGAGCAGTGCCGGCGCTGGAGAAAGAGTTACTTAAAAGGTTGGGTAATCAGTATGAGAACTGCAGCCTGAGCATACGTCGTACAGGCTCTGATGGCTTAAGTGTTCTTGGTGGTGACAAGGAAGATAAAAAGAAAATAGAGACTATCCTCCAGGAAACCTGGGAAAGTGCTGACGACTGGTTTTATTAATTATTTTGGGTGTTACTTTTATCCCGTTTGCATGGGGGAGTTTAAGTGAAAGAAAAATTAGGATTGCCCAAAAAAGGCTACGCAGTCATCAGATGTCACGATGGAGTCATCGTTGCCAGGCTGCAATCATTTCCTGAGTGTGAGCGCGCCCTGATGTACCGACGCGATAGCATGGTGTCATTTTTGCCTCTTCAGGATAATGAAATTATTGGTACACCTACGTTGTTTACTCAGATGCTGGAAAGGGCTGGTTATCGCGTTACCCAAAAATCTGTTACACTCCCGTCATAGGCCTGAACAACCTATACCTGCTGCGCCACAGGAGAAAAGCCCATGGCGCAAGATCAATTCAAGCAATCCCACATACTGACGTTAACTAACGCCAGCGATTTTCTTTTTGCCGCATCCAGAGGTGCGTTATGAAGAAAAGCTGGTTTCAACATACTCAACTCACCACTGAGCAGGCTGATGAACTGGAAGCCCGCTATCGCGCAAAGCAGATTAAGACAGAGCGTAGTCTGGATAATGACTTCATTCACTGGACGATCAGCGCGTTCTTGCCAGAAGCATCTAAGCCTCCGCGTCAGGAGAGAACCTGGCAACAACGGATCTGGAGGTGAATGTGAAAGTCTACGATATCACCCCAATGGGCAAGCCCAGAATGACGCGCGCTGACAAATGGAAAAAACGCCCCGAGGTTCTGCGTTACCGGGCTTTCTGTGATGAAGTTCGTCTGCAGGGTGTTGAGCTGCCGGAAAGCGGTTCGCATGTCACCTTCATTCTTCCGATGCCAGCGAGCTGGAGCAATAAGAAACGGACAGAGTTCAATGGTAAACCACATCAGGCTAAACCTGATTTCGACAACATGATGAAAGCCCTGATGGATGCTATTTACGAAGATGATGCTCACATCTGGGATTCACGCATCACAAAATTATGGGGAGAGAAGGGACAAATAATTATCGGGGAGATTGCAGAATGAGGGCGCTGCTGAAGCCGGTGGTTGCGCGTGAGCTTGGAATTGTGCTGCTCAAACCGGGCAGCGAGCTAATGTCATTATTCAGTTGTGAACGTGTGTTGGTGGAAAGTCAGCCTGCAAGCATGGAAAGGTTGCCTGCAGGCCCTGTTCCTGACGTTCGCCAGCCGCTGGCCAGTGACGAATCCCTGTGGCCGTTCTTCCAGGATGAAAAAGTTATAAAGGCTGCTGGTGGTTTTAGTGGTCTTGATTACTGGCTTCTGCGTTATGGCGGTAGCTGCTGCCAGTGGCCACACAGCAATTACCATTATCACGAGTTAACCACTCTGCGTCATGAACCCGGATCGGTTCTCCTGTGTGGACATTGTGATAACCATCTGCGTGACCACTACAGCGAACAACTTGCAGAGCTGGCGAGACGTAATGTTATTAACTGGATTATTAACAGCATCATGGTGGCGCTAAATATGGATTCTTCCAGAGAGTTGTCGCTGGCTGAGCTTTGCTGGTGGGCGGTTCGAATGGGAGTTACCGACGCAATTCCCGAATCAGCAGCCAGTCGGTCGCTACGTATTCCTTCGAAAGAGCATCATTCAGTCATGCGTGAATGCGATATCGAACCGGGTGTAACCGCCACCAGCATCATTACAGCCAGAGCCAACGCAGTAACCGTGAACATGCCACCAGCGCAAGTTCCAGCGATTAAACCCGTAGTCGGTGTCCTGGTAGATCCCGAGTCCCCGCAAACCTATATGAAACGTCCGAAGAGGATCCGCTGGACGGCCCCCGGGTATCTGGAATGGATTAAAACACAGCCCTGCGAATGCTGCGGCAAACCATCAGATGACCCACACCATTTAATCGGCTGGGGGCAGGGAGGGATGGCTACGAAAGCGCATGATATTTTCGCGATCCCTTTGTGTCGTCAGTGCCATACAGAACTACATAACGACCCGGTGAAGTTTGAGCAAAAACATGTTCCTCAGCCGGTAATGATAATCAGAGTGCTGGACCGGGCTTATGGGCTTGGCGTTCTGGCGTAAGGAGAAGAACAGGATGACACCACGTCAACGCCGCAATCATCTGGAAGCGCTGGGTAAAGCGGCTTCTGCTCCACGCAAAAGCTGGCTGGGTAAATGTATTCTCCTTACAGGGATCCAGTCCGGATGGATTAAATCCCTGCTCACTATATGGGGCGAGGGTGTGGGAGGGAAAACTGCACCCCGTTTGCCGCGAAGTCATGCATGCTGGAATGTTATTAAAGGACGGAATTGGTCAGATAAGGCGTTAGAGCGATTCACTGTTGCGTTAAATCAGGCGAGAGAAGAGGGATTCCGTGGACAGCAGGCAATGAACAGGGCACATAGCATTCTCTGGCCGCAGTCATCCGCTAGTGTGATTGATGAAGCCCTGCATAATGATGATGTCGATTTTGTTGAGCAATGCGTACTGCAGGCGCTGGATATTAATGATCCGGTTTATGTGGTCGGTCTTCAGTATTACACCACCCGAAAAAAAATCTCAGACATAACCCGGGAGTTGCAGGCGATTGCGCCATGGTTAACTGATGGGGAGGCGAGAAAGCGCGTGCGCTGGTGCCTAGAAATATTCAGAGCAAAGGTCTTTTTGGAAGCACGCAAACTGTTATCTGAATAGACTCACTGAAATCATTTTTTAGCTATTGATGCTATTTTTTGATAATGGTGTTGAAAACGGGCCAGAAAATCAGATAATTCATTCATGCTTGGCAGAGCTGCGCCACTATGGCAGCGACAAAAAGCGAACAATTTGAACATAACGAGAACCCCGCCACCGCGGGGTTTTTGGTTTCCGGCGATACGACAGGGGTATTCGCGAGGTGCATAGCACCAGTACCCCTGTCATATCGTCGATCTGAAATCGTTAACTCGAAAACAAGTTCTCGCAATCCTTTTTCGTTTCTAACTCAGAGGAAAAATGATAGGGGGTCACTGCTAAACGTAGACATCAATATTTTTAGTATTATTCCCTGCAGCGTTCGAACCTGATTTGTCACTTACTGAAGGTAATGCTACCGATGCCATTTGGTTTTTTTCTGCTTCTTGTTTTTGTAATTGAGCAATTTTGGCGTATATAGACTCGATTTGCCTTTGAATCATCTCCATCTGCTCTTTAAGCAGTTTTGCCTCCTCCTCGGAGGTTACTTCATTTATTTTTGAACCCATGGCGCTGAGTTCTTTTGTCAACTCACCAATTTGTTTTTTAAGGTTTTGAATTTGTTGTGAAACAGAGTTTCCAGTACTTGAAGGTGCTTGTTTTACTGTGCTTTGCAGTATGTCCTGACCCAAAGTGCTAACTGTCATGCTCATGGTGGTTCCTCTGGCCTTACATTTATTACCCATTATCGTCATCTTTCGAAATTACTTTATAGCAAAGATTAAGTTGTGGCTTCCTGCACCACAGCATTATTTGTACTGCTCTATACTATCTGCTGAGTATCGCGGAGGAGCTTATGAAAGAAGGGTATTACTGGATTCAGCATGTCGGTGTTGTACAGGTAGCGTACTACACGAATGACACTGTTGATGACTTGGAAACGGGGAAAATAATCACAGGTGTTTGGCATCTGACCAGAGGCGATGACATTTGCCATAACGGTGAAGCAGAGGTGTTAGAAGGTCCTCTCTCTCCACCATTGTAAACAACCGTACTTACTTCGAGGCTGCCGCATGGCGGCCTTTTTTTTATTCCCCTCATTCCTGAGAGGACTCACAGCAATTTAGAGGGGGCTAAATGCCCGATCCGATTTCCGGTACTGGGCTGGCTGGTGGTGTCCTGACGGGGGCCAGTGTCTATGAACTGTTAACCGGAACCGATTACGGTGTGGTGTTTGGCGCATTTATCCGGGTAGCCCGTTCACGGGTCATAAGTAACGAAGTGTGATGTATATGTAAGATCGTATGCGCCTGTTAGGACGCAACTGGAAACAGAGCCTTATAGGCGTATCAGAAAAACCTCCGGCTATGCCGGAGGATATTTAAATAATTTCACCAGTCTTATAACCAAATTTCTCAAGTTTTAGCCTGGCTTCTTCTGCAATCTGCCATGATGAATTAACGGCTACCCAGATATTAGAATGTGTTTCGGGCTGATTCAGTGTTAAAGAATCTATGAAAACTTGAATCGGGTTTATAAACCCCTCTCTTTTTGTGCTCTCCAAAACAGAGTTAAGACTGTTGCTGATACTTTTACAGGCTTCTGTTAGTGCTGCAATATCCGCATCAAAACTGGATAAGTACACTCTGAATCGTTCATTTTTCCCATTATTCACGATCTATCCTTTTTCATTGGTTGCTAGAACCAAGTAGTAGATCAGGAATTGAATTGGAGAGCAAGCTACTGTAATTGGCTAGTCTAACCTTGCTCGATGGAAAAATTATCAAACATCATTTTTAGGCTGCCAACTGGCGGCCTTTTTCATTTCAGGCTCACGGGAATCATCCGCTACGTGCTTTGTTGATAAATCCAGCCCGTGAAGCCTGACCCTTTAATCACACACAGCGCCATCCGAAGAATCGGAGGTGAGGCTATGACCAGAATGAGCACCATTTACAGCAGACTTTCATATGGAACAGGAACCACGCTGACCGGCTGCGGTGTATCAGCGAAGGCATATGCCGAAACAGCTAAAACAGCAAAAGAGGTGTCCTGGATGTTGGCCGACAGAATTGCAGGGTTAAGCCTGAGCGACTGGGCAATTATTGTCGGTATCGCATGCACTGTTATTACCTGTGCAGTGAACTGGTATTACAGGAAAAAGGAAAGGGAGGACCGGCTTAATGGTAATGTCACCAAAGCTGAAGAATAAACTGAGCGCAGCGGTCGTTGGTTTGATTCTTGCCGGGGCTTCCGCCCCCGTGATTCTCGATCAGTTTCTGGATGAGAAAGAGGGTAACAGCCTGACAGCATATCGCGACGGTGGCGGAATCTGGACTATTTGCCGTGGTGCCACGATGGTTGATGGTAAGCCAGTAGTTCAGGACATGAGGCTTTCTGCTGAGAAATGTGCCCAGGTAAACGCCATCGAACGCGACAAAGCGCTGGCGTGGGTTGAGCGAAATATCAAAATTCCGCTGAGTGAGCCGCAGAAAGCGGGTATCGCATCTTTTTGCCCTTATAACATCGGTCCCGCAAAATGCTTCCCATCTACGTTTTACAAGCGCATTAACGCTGGTGACCGTAAAGGAGCCTGTGAAGCGATCCGCTGGTGGATTAAAGACGGTGGCCGTGATTGTCGCCTGACTAAAGGCCAGAAAAATGGCTGTTATGGGCAGGTAGAACGGCGAGACCAGGAAAGCGCGCTGACGTGCTGGGGGATAGACCAGTGAACAGAAGTCTCGTTTTTGTTGGGATGGCAGCTATCATCCTCATCTCGGTGCTCTGTGTGCTGCTGGCCCGCAGTAATGCCGCGCTGGCCACGTCAGAGAGCGACAACCGGGTTTTGCGTAGCGACAACGCGCTACAGACGGCGGTGATAACTACTCAGGCCTTCAACTTCAACCGGTTTAACCAGATAGCAGAGAATACCAACCGCCTTAATTCGCTAATAGATGCCGGAACAGAGAAAACCATCATTGAATACCGGGAGATTTTACGACGTGAAAAAACCTGTGATTTGCCTGTTCCTGCTGATGTCGCTGGTGGGCTGCTCGAATACGCGCACCGTTTACGTGCCAATGCAATGCACCCCGATACCGGGGAGGCTGACACAGTCAGTGATAGCGCCGCTGCCGCCAGCTCAATAACGTACTGCCAGGCAGTGCTGTGGATTAACCCGCTACTGGCCACCATTGAGAAGGCAAACAATCAGCTTGCCGGAATACGTGAAATAGAAAATACCAGAGCCTCGCCATAGAAGAGAAAGTTATTCCCATGTGAAGGCTGTCGTTTCTGGGTTGAAAGTTATAGTTGCTTGGCTCCAGTTATTTCCAGCAAGCATTTTCTCTATGCAATGTGTGGCGTAAAGATCATCGGGCGGATAGAAAGGAGTGTATTCGCTTTCTATGGTCAACTTGACGTCATGTATTGAAGCGATTGCGGTACGTCCTTCATTGTCAATGTTGCGGAAACAGGAAATTCTCGCTTCGTAAAACTTGTCCGGCAAACCTTCTAACATGCACCCAGTAGCCCACTGCAGAAGCTGCTCGGTTGAATATTCCTGCGGTACCTCTTGGGTGGTTTTTTGATTGATGAGCCTGTTGAGTGTTTTGAGAAAATTAAACATTTCATCTCCTTATGGTTATATTTGGAAACATATCATTTAACGAACCCAACTCATAGAGCATTCCAGCAGGCATTCACTGAGTGCCTGCTGTAATGTTAAACATTAAAATTTGTATTTATTTCTTATCGTTACAATCAGGGATCATTCTCAAAAGAGTGTTATCTTTCTGGACGTAGTGATGAAATAACGCTGCACCTGCATGCGCTGCGATTAAAAAGTATCCGACGTTTGCCAGTGTTTCGTGAATATCTTTAATAAGTGATTTTGTTTCCCCGTCAGGAGTAACGAAAGGTGCAATGTTAAAACTTAAGAAACTCCAGTCCTTCCCACCGTAAGCCATAATTGTAATACCTAATAATGGCAGAGCCAAAAAAGAAATGTACAGCAGGATATGCATTATTTTAGCCGCCATCATCTGCCAGGCTGGTGGGGGTGGAATGATGGCTGGGTCATGATACTTATGTTTAATAATTAATCGTATTATCATTAAAAACCAGACAAACACCCCAACATTATAATGTGTTTCTTTCATGAGAAGGTAGGTGTTGCTGCCTTTGGGAAACCAGCCACGAAGCTCCATAGCTGCATAGGTTATCGCTATTAATATCAGGGTTAGCCAGTGTAAGCGAATCTGAAGTTTTGAGAATTTGACCATTATTCTTGCCTCAAACGGGGTGTTACATCGACCATAAATCATGAAGCTTAACAAATCCTTATTTTGTTGAGAGATTAAGAATTTGTTATTCCAGCGATCTTACTTGAATATTTTGATAATAATTATCATTTTTATTTCTTTCTGGTAATCCGTGATGTTACGGGGCAAGAACTGCGCAGATTCTCGCTATTTATGAGAACTTTTAATCAGCTACTGGTTCATTTTTACTTTCCGCTTATTACACAATTTGTATCCAACAAACAGGACTATGCCGATGCCAGCACGTGCTAAACGCCCATGCCGACACAAAGGGTGTGCGGCAATCACCAATGATGTCAGCGGATATTGTGACCAACACCGACAGCAGCATGCTGGTGACGGCTGGCGGAATTATCAGTCAGGAAAGAGTAGGCAAGAACGTGGATACGGGCGACTCTGGGAAATTAAACGAGCGCGTATCCTTCAGCGTGATAAATACCTGTGTCAGAACCATCGCCGACAGAGGATAGCGAAGAAAGCGGCAAGCGTTGACCACATCATTCCAAAAGCTCATGGCGGTACTGATGACGATTCCAACCTTGAGTCGTTGTGCTGGGAATGCCACAGAGCAAAGACAGCAAGAGAACGTACTCGATGATAATATTCACTGTTGTAATGCATAAGAACAGTTTCTACATTCATGCAGATACCCGGAAGGAATTTTGGGTGTTTTTGAGTAAAACACTGGGATGGGGCAAATTTGAGTTAATTCGCCCCTCTGACGAGTTTAGCCCTACTGGAGGGTTGTTTGAATTAGTCGAAGTGCGTTCGGCAGATTCAGAACCCCCTGAGTCAGTAACTGTAGGGTCAAATGTTTTATGGCGTCTCCCGGAAGCTCTCGGAGTTTTGAAATCAATCCCTTCTTCTGATCTTCAGATATATTTGCGACACGGATTATATCCTCAAGGGCAACAATCGTGTCATTGTGTAACCGAACTGTTTGAACCTTAAGGATTGCACTTAAGCCGCCATCATCAAGAAGAAAATCAATTCCTTTCTCTGTAATGTTGCAGTATGGGGCGTTGAAGATAAAATCAACGCCAGCCATGGTTTCGCTGCGTACGAAGGGTGTAGAAACAAGACTATGCATTTCAAGATATAGCATGCACGCCACAAAGTGATCATAGTTATCAAACTTCTCAATGAGGTCTCGCTCCTGTGCCTTGTTTAAAGAGTTAGGAGCACAATCTATAAGAGCGTTGAGGATCTCAAGTTGTAAGGCTCTATCATATTTTCTAGTTTTATCCATTTCTTAGACTCCATCGTTTATTTATTCAGATTAACTGAAGACACTATGCTGAACATCCTGATGGATGACCAGTATCTGCTTTTGCATGCTTTCTTGCTGTCATCTTCAAGGGGGAGGGGGGATCAAATCCCTGACACCTTTCGCTCTTTAGGACTGCCCGCTTCCTCGTATTTTTATACCCGCGAAAAATGAAATTTAACCAGGAGTGTCGCTTATGGCTGGAACGGCGGGGCGTTCCGGGCGTCGCCCCAAGCCAACGGCGCGCAAGGAGCTGGCAGGGAACCCCGGCAAACGAGCCCTGAATAAAGAGGAACCTGTATTCACACCGATTAAAGGCGTGGCACCACCTGACTGGTTTTCTGAGGATGAAGGTCTGCCAATGGCGTCCGTCATGTGGGAACTGACCACGAAAGAATTATGTGGGCAGGGATTACTGTGTGTTACCGATCTTGCCGTACTCGAGCGCTGGTGTGTTGCCTACGAGTTCTGGCGCAGGGCGGTTAAAAATATCGCCAGAGATGGGTTGTCTATCACTGGTGCTATGGGGGGAAAGATAAAAAACCCTGAGCTAACAGCAAAGAAAGAGCAGGAATCGGAGATGAGTTCTACCGGCTCCATGCTTGGACTTGACCCCAGCAGTCGTCAACGACTGATCGGCCTTGCCGGACAGAAGAAAGCCTCTAACCCATTCCTGAAGATGATCAACTCATGAGCCGGAAATCGTACCCCAACGTAAACGCCGCGAATCAATACGCCCGCAACGTTGTGCGGGGGAAAATTCCGGCGTGCCAGTTTGTCATTCAGGCCTGCCAGCGTCATATCGATGACATGGCGGCTGAAAAGAGTAAGAAATTTCGTTACCGCTTCGATAAAGACATGGCAGAAAAGGCCGCGAAATTTATCCAGTTGTTGCCACATACAAAAGGAGAGTGGGCATTCAAGCGGATGCCGATCACTCTGGAGGCATGGCAACTGTTTATTGTGTGCTGCGCCTTTGGCTGGGTCCAGAAAGGGTCGAAGCTTCGACGATTTCGCGAGGTTTACACGGAGATACCGCGTAAAAATGGGAAATCAGCTATTTCGGCAGGTGTGGCGCTGTACTGTTTTACCTGTGATAACGAGTTTGGCGCTGAAGTATATTCCGGGGCCACAACTGAAAAACAGGCGTGGGAAGTATTCAGACCAGCTCGTCTGATGTGTAAGCGCACCCCGCTGCTGGTGGAAGCGTTCGGGATTGAAGTTAATGCGTCCAACCTGAGCCGGCCAGAAGATGGCGCGCGTTTTGAGCCGCTGATTGGTAACCCTGGGGACGGCGCTTCACCGCACTGTGCGATTGTTGACGAGTATCACGAACATCCCACAGATTCGCTCTACACCACTATGCTGACGGGTATGGGGGCGCGGCGACAACCACTAATGTGGGCGATCACGACGGCGGGTTACAACATTGAGGGGCCATGCTACGACAAACGGCGTGAAGTGATTGAGATGCTGAATGGCACAGTACCGAATGAGGAATTGTTCGGCGTGATATACACCGTCGACGAGGGGGATGACTGGACCGATCCTAAAGTGCTGGAAAAAGCTAACCCGAATATGGGCGTGTCGGTCTATCGTGACTTTCTCCTCAGCCAGCAACAGAGAGCTATTAATAACGCCCGTCAGGCTGGTGTATTTAAAACTAAACACCTCAACATCTGGGTTGCAGCCCGTGCTGCTTTCTACAACCTGGTTTCCTGGCAGAACTGTGAGGATAAGACACTTACGCTGGAGCAATTCGAAGGACAGCCATGTGTTCTGTCTTTCGACCTGGCGCGCAAGCTGGATATGAACAGTATGGCGCGGTTGTTCACCAGGGAAATTGACGGCAAGACACATTACTACAGCGTTGCTCCCCGCTTCTGGGTTCCCTACGACGCAGTATTCAGCGTTGAAAAGAACGAAGATCGTCGTACTGCGGAGCGATTTCAGAAATGGGTTGAAATGGGACTGCTTACAGTTACTGATGGCGCTGAAGTTGATTACCGCTACATCCTTGAAGAGGCCAAGGCGGCAAACAAGCTCAACCCAGTCAGTGAGTCACCGATTGACCCGTTCGGCGCGACGGGGCTTTCACATGATCTGGCTGATGAAAGCCTTAATCCGATCACTATTGTTCAGAACTACACCAATATGTCTGATCCGACGAAGGAGCTGGAAGCCGCCATTGAGTCAGGCCGCTTTCATCACGACGGGAACCCGATTATGAGCTGGTGTATCAGCAACGTCGTCGGGAAGTATTTGCCCGGTAATGACGATGTGGTTAAACCCATCAAAGAGCATAACGAAAACAAAATCGATGGCGCGGTTTCGCTGATTATGGCAATCGGACGGGCAATGTTGAATAGCCGGGCGAGTAATTCATCCGTTTACGACGAGGAAGATGTAGCATGCTAATGACGTTTTTAAGTTTTTTTATCGGCCTCGCCGGAGCCGCGTTACTGTCTGCCGGTGCCTGGCTTATTTCACCTGCAGCCGGGCTTATTACTGGCGGTTCAATCTGCCTGCTGTGGTCATTTTTAATCGCGAAATCAATGTCTGCCAGCGTAATTAAATCAGGGGGTGAATAATGTTCATTCCCCAGATGTTTCGGGGTAAATCTCAGTCTGGTGGTAGTTTCTGGCAGGCGATGCTGGGTGGTGTGAGTTCCAGCCAGAGCAAGGCGGGGATCGTTATCACTTCTGAAACCGCAATGGCGTTATCGGCGGTCCGGGCATGTGTAACGCTTCTGGCAGAATCGGTGGCGCAGCTGCCGTGTGAACTTTACAGGCGAGGCGCTAACGGAGGCCGTGAACGGGCGACTGACCACCCTGTATATGATCTGATTCATTCCGAGCCCAACAAAAAAGACACTTCATTTGAATACTTTGAACAGCAGCAGGGCCTGCTTGGCCTGGAGGGAAATTGCTACTCGATCATCGACAGGGACGGGAAAGGTTATCCCCGCGAATTAATCCCGGTTAATCCCCAAAAGGTCATTGTCCTGAAAGGCCCGGATGGGATGCCATATTATGAACTACCCGAAATTGGCGAAACGTTGCCAATGCGCATGATGCATCATGTGAAGGTCTTCTCACTGGATGGCTATATCGGCAGTTCCCCAATCCAGACGAACGCGGATGTTCTTGGGCTAAACCTCGCCGTGGAAGAGCATGCTTCTCAGGTCTTTCGCCGTGGTACAACGATGAGCGGCGTTATTGAACGTCCAAAAGACGCTCCGACGATCAAAAGCCAGGATGCTATCGACCGCCTGCTGGCAAAGTGGACGGACAGATATTCCGGCGTCAGGAACGCATTCTCTGTTGCATTGCTTCAGGAAGGGATGAGCTACAAACAGCTATCTCAGGATAATGAGAAAGCGCAGCTGTTACAGTCCCGTCAATGGGGCGTGGAGGAAGTGTGCCGGCTCTATAAAATCCCGCCCCATATGGTGCAGATGCTGGCGAAAGCCACGAATAACAACATTGAGCACCAGGGGCTGCAGTTTGTGATGTACACGCTGTTGGCCTGGCTGAAGCGCCATGAAGGCGCATTAATGCGCGATCTGCTTTTACCCAGCGAGCGCAGTGATCTGTACATTGAATTCAATGTTTCTGGCCTGCTGCGCGGTGATCAGAAGTCACGCTATGAATCTTATGCATTAGGCCGCCAGTGGGGCTGGTTATCGGTTAACGACATTCGCCGCATGGAGAACCTTCCACCCATCGCCGGAGGGGACAAATACCTGACGCCTCTGAATATGGTCGACAGTAAACAAATCTTACCTGGCGATAACACGCCAACAGCAAAACAACTGGCAGAAATCAACTCTATTCTGTCCAGAAACTGAATATCACCCGCAGTGCGGGCTGACCTGGTAAACATCATGACAAAAAATTTAATTAATCTGCCGCATCTGGCGGCTATGGTCTTTGGTGTTCCACATTACGTGACACGACAGACAATGGATTCTGTAAAAGCTGTGCTGGTTCCCCGTATTCAGGGATTATCAGAAGAGGCTGGAATTCACATGACACAGAATCCTGATAACAATCAGGCGCCAGATTTGGTTCAACCAGCTAGTGGAATGGCTGTTATTCCTGTTCACGGCATTCTGGTTCCACGTCGTGGGCAAATTACTGCAATGTGTTCGGAACTTACCAGCTATGAGCGCATACGTAGCCAGGTGCATGCTGCATTAAATGACCCTTCCATCAGTGAAATTGTGCTGGATATAAATTCTGGTGGTGGTGCGGCGGTTGGATGCAAGGAACTGGCCGATTATATTTTCCAGTCACGTCAAACTAAGCCTATTACTGCAATTGTGAACTACAGCGCCTATTCTGCGGCTTACTTTATCGCTTCGGCCTGCAGCAAAATTGTAGTCAGCCAGACCAGTGGAGTCGGCTCGATTGGAGTGATCATGGAACACCTGGATACTTCCAGGATGGAAGAGCAAATGGGGTTAACATTCACCACGATTTTTCGGGGAGATAACAAAAATAACGGTACACAACATGAGCCACTGAGTGAAGACGCTCGGGGAATGTTCCAGAGGATGATTGACGATATGTACGAGACGTTTATTACCTCTGTAGCGGAATACCGGAAACTTGCCCCTCAGACGGTGATTAACACACAGGCCGGAATCTATTTCGGCGCTGATGCCATTTCTGCTGGTCTTGCTGATGAAGTTTCGGATCCTCAGTCCGCGATTAATGCCATTGCGGCAAAGTACAAACAACCTCAACAAACCACTTCCATAAAGTTGCAGGCAGCCGCGATGGACCTGCAAACCAGAATGTAACCCGGCGCTAACGCGTCATTACCAGAAAGCAGCCAACAGGCTGCTTTTTTTATGCCAAAAAGAGAGAAAAACATGGATCATATTGAAGAATTGCGTCGTGAACGTGCGGGTATTAATCAGAAGGTTCAGGTACTGGCGGCAGTAGAAACTGGTGGCGGTACGCTGACTGCGGAGCAGTTAACCGAATTTGCCAGCCTGCAGCAGCAGTTCACGGATATCAGCGCCAAGATTGAGCGTCTGGAAGCGGCTGAACGTGCTGCAGCGCTTGTCGCCAAACCGGTTAAAGGCACACAGCAGACTCCAGGTATCAGCATTAAGGCTGAGCCAAAGCAATATACCGGCGCAGGCATGACCCGTCTGGTGATGTCGATTGCGGCAGCACAGGGTAACGTTCAGGATGCTGCTAAATTTGCAGCTGAAGAACTGAATGACCAGTCTGTCTCGATGGCCATCAACACTGCCGCCGCGTCAGGCGGTGTTCTTATTCCGCAAAACCTGCACAGCGAGGTGATCGAACTGCTGCGCGATCGCACCATCGTTCGTAAGCTGGGCGCTCGCTCCATTCCGCTGCCGAACGGCAACATGGCGCTGCCGCGTCTGGCAGGTGGTGCGACGGCGAGCTACACCGGGGAAGGCAAGGATGCGAAAACATCAGAAGCGCGCTTCGATGATGTGAAACTCACTGCGAAAACCATGATTGCAATGGTTCCAATCTCAAACCAGCTGATTGGTCGTGCTGGCTACAACGTGGAGCAGCTGGTCCTGCAGGATATTCTGACCGCGATCTCTGTTCGTGAAGATAAAGCCTTTATGCGCGATGACGGTACCGGTGATACGCCTGTCGGTATGAAAACGCGAGCAACTGAGTGGAACCGCCTGCTGCCGTGGGAAGCTGCTGCAGAGGTTAATCTGCAGACGATTGATACCTATCTCGACAGCATCATCCTGATGGCGATGGACGGGAACAGCAACATGATCAGCTGCGGCTGGGGCATGTCGAACCGTACCTACATGAAACTGTTCGGGCTGCGCGACGGTAACGGTAATAAGGTCTACCCGGAAATGGCCCAGGGGATGCTGAAGGGATTTCAGATTCAGCGTACCAGCGCTATCCCGGCAAACCTCGGTGACGCTGGCAAAGAGTCGGAAATTTACTTCGCTGACTTTAATGACGTGGTTATCGGTGAAGACGGCAACATGAAGGTGTCGTTTTCGCAGGAAGCCTCCTATCAGGACGGGGACGGAAATCTGGTTTCCGCGTTCTCCCGTAACCAGTCGTTGATTCGCGTGGTGACGGAGCACGATATCGGCTTCCGTCATCCGGAAGGTCTTGTTCTCGGGACAAAAGTGCTGTTTTAACCGGTCCTGCACTCTGTGCGACCACGGTCGCACAGCGTAAAAGCACGTAATTCCCCAAGCCCGCAGCAGCGGGTTTTTTCTTTTCAGGAGCAAAACGATGACGACGAAAGCGGCAAAAGCAGCGGCAGCGGCGGTTGCAGCCGGTGATGTGAAAAAGCCGGATGAACTGACGCCGGAAAATACAGTGGACGGGGATGACGGTCAGAATACTGCAGCGGGTTCAGGTGATACAGGTGTTGATCTGACCGGAAGTGAAACAAACGGGGCCACGGTCCTGACGGGAGCAGAAGTGATGCGGAAAGCGGTTTTTTTCCTGGGACCCTATCATCGTTATTCACGCGGTGATACGGCCTGTTTTGATACTGAGTACGCAGAAAAACTGGTTGAACGCCATATTGCGGTATGGCCAGAAGATGCGGAAAAGGCGCTGAGTCCCCGCAAGGGAGCCGATGACCATGATACTGACATTGGATGACGTGAAAACCCAGCTCCGTCTGGAGCCGGATTTCACGGAGCATGACGGCATGCTCACTAAAATGGTGGCGGCTGCGCAGAAGAGTATTGAACGTGACTACTACTGCAAACTGGTGGGAAGCGACGACGAACTGCAGGCGCTGCCGGAAGGTGTACGCGGTTTTGTGGCGGATGAAGATATCCAGCTGGCCATGCAGTATCTGGTCGGGGATGCGTATCTGAATGGTTTCACCGGTCAGTGGCTGGAGACGGCTCCGGTCCGGCATCTTCTTTTCCCGTTGCAGGAGAACACCGTATGAGCCTGAAGCCGGAAGAGATGACCTGCCGTCTTTCGATTGGGTATATGCAATCCGGTCGGGGACCGCTGGGTGAACAGCTGCCGGAGCAACTGGTCACGACCGGGAAAGCCTGGGCGAAGCGCGAGCTGGTCTCGGGCAGAAAGATCCGCACACTGGATCAACAACAGGTTGTTGAAACGTGTCTTTTTACCACTCATCCGAACCTGAATATTGATATCGACTGGAAAATAACGACGTCTGACCGGGTTTATACCGTTCGTAACGTCGAACGTCTTGCGGACCGCATCATCATCACAGGGGAGGCAGACGCACGTCATGATCGAGCTGGCATTAAAGGCAGCACTTGAACGCCTGACCGGGCTGGATGTTTACCCTCTGCTCCTGCCTGATGAGCTGCAGGAGGGAATTACTTACCAGTGTATCTCCGATCCGGAGCTGTACGCCGGACTGTTGCGCACAGGCTTGATTGCGGGTCGCTTCCAGATAGCGATTTATCTGCTTAATGACTACACCCGCCTGTTACAGCTGGATAAGAAAATCAGCGCGGAATGGACCGCTATCGTGCATGGCCAGCTGGAGGGCTTTCCCGTGCAGAATGTGGTCCGGGGTGGAATACAGCAGAGTAAATCGGTACTGACCAGCGGCAATATTCAGTACCGGCTCGTCCGGGATTTCACCTTTCACTACCGGGATGCCTCACCATGATCACTATGGACGTAAAAGGGCTGGACGAGCTGGAGCGGCAGCTTATCGCACTCGGTGAAAAGGTCGGCACGAAGGTGTTACGTGACGCGGGGCGTGAGGCGCTGAAAGTGGTTGAAGACGACATGAAACAACATGCCGGCTTCGACGATGCATCCTCTGCAGAGCAGCATATGCGTGATTCCATCAAAATTCGCTCATCCACGCGGAAAGGTCGCGGAAATACGGTGGTCACCCTTCGGGTTGGCCCCAGCAAGAAGCATTACATGAAAGCGCTGGCCCAAGAGTTCGGTACGGTGAAACAGGTTGCCGATCCATTCATCCGTCCGGCACTGGATTACAACGTCCGGCAGGTTCTGCGCATTCTGACCGTTGAAATCCGCAATGGTATTCAGAACAGGTAGCAACCGCTGCCCACTATTTAAGAGAGAATCATTATGGCTGATGAAAATAACACGCCAAAATCATCCCCTGAGTACGCAATGCTTCCTGCCGGGACGGTGGTGAAGTTCGGCGAGGTGGGGGCCGCTGTGGCGGCGCTCAAACCCCTGATTAACTGTAAGGCACTGGGCGCGACAGGTCAGACGGGAGGATTTGTCGACTGTACCACCCTGCTGGACAAGAGTAAGCAGTCGGTGTCAGACCTGCCGGAAGGGCCGGAGAAATCGCTGGGATTCATTGACGACCCGGAAAACGAAGATTTCACCGCGTTCCTCAATGCTGCAGAACAGCGTAAGACCGTTCAGTTTTATATTGAGCTGCCGAACAAAAGAACGGCTTCAATGATCCTTGCGCTTTCAGGCTGGCAGATGAACGAAATCACAGCGCCTGCCAGTGAAGTTATCCAGATTACGGTGCAGGGTAAGCAAAACAACATTAAATGGGGGATCGCCGCGCCGGCACCAGATGCCGGAGCGTAATCTGTTTCCCGATATACACCGCCTCCGGGCGGTTTTTTTTCGTCTGAAAAACAGGATACACCATGTCTGAATTTAGCCTCTCCGCACTGAAAAATGCACTGCTCAAAACGAAATCCACGCCTACTGAAACTGAAATTTTAGGCACAAAGGTTTACCTGCGTCGGCTGACGGCGGCTGAGCTTATTGATCATGAAGATGCACTCATCGAGGCGCAGACCTCTGGCAATGCCCGCCTGGCGTCTGAGCTGAGCGTACAGATTGTTATCGACAGCCTGGTTCAGCCTGACGGCTCGCCGATTAAAGCCAAAGACAAACCCACGGCGAAGGAGCTGCTGGCGGCACACGATAACGTTGTGCTTCTGGATGCCATCGACAAAGTGAAAAAGCACGCCATCGGTAAGCTGGAAACCGCCGAAAAAAACTGAGTGACTCGCCCTGGCTGGAGCTGATTTTCTGGCTGGCCGACCGCTGGGGCGAGCCTGACCCGTCAAAAATTGCGGCGCTTCCGGCTGACACGCTTTTCCACTGGCGGGCTTTCTTCCTCAAACAGGGCATTTTCAAAAAGCCTTGCCGGGAAGAGCCTGACAGTAATCCGCCCCCTGTTAAATCCCCCACCGCCGCCGTGAATCCGAGTCTGGATGCGCAGTGTGCGGCAGTTATGAAGGTATTAATGTAATGGGTGACGTTGCCTCTCTTGCCGTTGGGCTGCATCTGAATGCAGCGAACTTTAAATCGCAGCTGATGAGCGCCTACGGCAGCGCTGAGAGTCAGTCACGCCAGTTTAACCGCAATGCCCAGGCTGATGCGAAAAAGACGGAGGATGCCTATAAGCGTGTTTCTGCTTCGGTATCAGGGCTGGCTGGCAGGCTGGCAGGTTTTGCCGGGGCGGGTTTATCGCTGGGCACCATTATTAACACTACGCGGCAGTACAGCCAGTCCCTGTCGGATTTGCAGGCCATCACCGGTGCCACCAGTGCGCAGATGAAACTGTACGATCAGGCAGCGCAGGAAATGGGCCGCACAACGGAATACAGCGCATCGCAGGCTGCCGAGGCCATTAAGCTGATGGCTTCGGCAAAGCCTGAACTGCTGAGTACCTCTGCGGGGCTGACGGCGGCGACCAAAAGCGCGTTAACGCTGGCCCAGGCGGCAGGGACCACGCTTCCGGATGCCACCCGAACGCTGGCGCTGTCGTTAAACCAGTTTGGGGCGGGAGCCAGTGAAGCCGACCGGTATATCAATGTGCTGGCTGCCGGCGCGAAATTTGGTTCGTCGGAGATAGCCGATACTGCTGCTGCTATTAAAAATGGCGGGGTGGCAGCGGCACAGGCTGGCGTAGGTTTTGAAACCCTCAATGCCGCCATACAGGTACTGGCGGAGCGTGAGGTTAAAGGCGGCGAGGCCGGAACCGCGCTGCGTAACGTGATCCTGAATCTGGAGAAGGGAACCGATAAAACCCTGAAGCCTTCTGTTGTCGGGCTGAGTCAGGCACTGGAGAACCTGGCCGGGAAAAACCAGTCAACAAAGCAGGCCGTGAAGCTGTTCGGGGTGGAAAACCTCAGCGCGGCATCCATCCTGGTGCAGAACCGCGAGAAGGTGGAGTCGCTGACCGCCGCCCTGACCGGTACACAGACCGCACATGAGCAGGCCGAAATCAGGGTAAATAACCTCAACGGCGATCTTCTCAGCCTGACTTCGGCTTTTGAAGGCCTGATTATTAAGGTGGGACAGAGCGGAAACGGCCCGCTGCGCAGTGGTGTTCAGACCGTTACCGATGCCATTAATGGCCTGACGGATAATTTTAATACGGTCGCCAACGTTGCGCTGTATACGCTGATTCCTGTTCTGGCGACAAAACTGACGGCAGGTATCAGGGGCAACATCGGTGCCTGGGTGGAGCAGCAGCAGGCAGTCAGGGCCAGCGCGATGGCGCAGGCCGATATGGCGCGAAAAACGCTGGAAAGTACCGCCGCCACGCTGGCACAGAATAACGCAGAATTCGGGCGTTATCGGGAAATGGAGAAAAGTGCCAGACAATTTGGCCTTAACGTCAGTTATCAGAGTGAGTTTAACCGCTTAATCCGGCAGGAAACCGAGCAGACACTGCTCTCCACCCAGGCAAAGAGCCAGCTGAATGCTGCCAATAAACAGCTTTCCGTTTCAGCCCGCGCAGCCTCTGCAGCAGTAGGTATGGCAAGAGGGGCGCTGGCACTTGTTGGCGGTCCGGTGGGAGCGGCGATGCTGGCAGGTTCGGCGTTGCTCTATTTCCATAATCAGGCGAAGAATGCCCGTCAGTCAGCGATTGACCTGAAAAATGCTGTCGTTGAAACGAATGAAGAACTAAAAAAACTGTCGCTTAACCAGCTCAACGTGAAACAGCTGGATATTGATGAACAGTTTGAGAATCAGGTTATTCAGCGAAATAAACTGATTAAGGAAATTCAGGATGCGGACAGCCGTATCGATGGATTGAGCGGCTTCGACCCGTTCGGACAGCTTAAAGGCGTACAGAACGATAAAACCCGCTACAAAGGGGATCTGGATGCCGTTGAACAAGGGTTAAAACTCCTCAAGGAACGGCAAAAAATTGTCAAAGAGGCCATAGAGCAGGCTAAATCAGGGAAAACCGATCCCTCGCCGAAGCCGGATAAACCAAGGAATGAAACAGGGAGCGATAAACCCGATACCCCCTGGACCGGGGAAGGCGGGGATACTGGTAAGGGGCAAAAGGCGAAGGTTAACCATTATGAGCAACTGCGGCGTGAAATCGAAGCGGCGCATGCCTCAAGTCTCGGACGAATCAACCTGCAGGAGCAGGAAAGCGCCAGAAAACTCCTTGAAGCCGCCCGCGCTGACGGGGCCAGCGAGGCTGATATTCAGAAGACGTTGCTACTGAATGCTGAAAATTATCAGAAACAGCGCCTCGAACTGGCAGAACAGTATGCGCCGGCCAGAGCCTCTCTGACAAAAGAGCGCGAAGCGAGCCAGGAGCTGAAGTCGCTCCTGGATGCCCGTCTTCTGGATGAAAAGGAATACCAGACGGCCAGAATCACGCTGGCACAAAGTACAGCCCGCGAACTGTTACAGGCACAGGCAGCGGCAATGTCTGCCCCTCTGATTGATATCGCCGGCACGGTTGATCCGCTGGCAGAACTGCGCAATCAACTGGCCGAGCGTCAGTCTTTGCTGCAGGCTTTTTATCAGAACGATGTTATCAATAAAGAACAGTACGAACTGCTGAAGCAAAAGGCTGACAAGGATTCCGCTGATGCGCAGTACCAGACGGCGGTGGAGCTTTATAAGTCGCAGGGAAACCTGAACAGCCTCGCCATTGGCCTGATGGAAACCACCCAGGAGCGAACCTCCAACATGCTGACCGGGATGCTGAACGGTACACAGACACTCCGGGACGGGATGATTGGGTTATTTTCCTCCCTGACACAGTCGGTGATTAAAAACCTTGTCGATATGGCAGCGCAGGCGCTGATTACTAACACCATTCTGAAATCCATTATGGGTATCGGCGGCAGTCTTTTGGGTGGTGCAGCCACCGCGAGTACCGGCACGGCCATCAGCAGTTTTGGCAGCAGTTTTAGTTTTAATGCGAAGGGCGGTGTTTATGACTCACCTTCATTAAGTGCCTACAGTAACGGCATCTATGACAGCCCGACCCTGTTTGCTTTTGCAAAGGGGGCAGGTGTGTTTGGTGAAGCTGGTCCGGAAGCCATTATGCCCCTTGCTAAAACGCCTGACGGTACGCTGGGCGTCAGGGCGCTGGGTGACCCGGGTTCCTCTGGTGGTGGTATGAATGGGTGGATTACTTATTCACCTGTGTATCACATTGCCATCCAGAATGACGGACAAAACGGGGAGATAGGGCCGCAGGCATCGCAGATGCTGGTCAGAATGATCGATACGCGCGTCATGAGCATCCTGAGAACTCAGGGCCGCGATGGCGGCATGCTGGCGGGAGGATAAGTGAAAACCTTTCATTGGGCACCCAGGGAGGGGATGCCGTCTTCTGTTTCCCCTTCAGTGACAACCATAAAATTTGGGGATGGCTATGAGCAACGTCGCCCGACCGGACTCAACCATCAGTTAATTAACTTCCAGCCTGTTTTCCGGACAACGTCGGACAATTCCCGCACCGCACTTGAAGCGTTTCTGGTCGAGCACGGGGGATATAAAGCCTTTCTGTGGCGACCGCCAAAATACAACCGCACGATTAAAGTTGTCTGCCGGGAATGGTCTGTTACGGACAACGTCACGTATTCTGATTTCAGCTGTAAATTTGAGCAGGTTATTGCTTAAGGATCCTTATGCAGGATATTCCTCAGAACACCCTCAACGAAACCACGAAAACCGAGCAGTCTGCCCGCATTGACTTGTGGGTAATCGACCTGACGGCCTTTGGTGGCCAGCGTTACTACTTTTCAAATGAACTAAACGAGAAGGGAGAGCCGGTCACCTGGCAGGGCAGGAAGTATGACGTTTACCCGATACAGGGAACCGGATTTGATCTGGTAGGGAAAGGGACGTCTTCCCGACCGACGCTGGCGGTGTCGAACCTGTTTGGCATGGTCACGGGACTCGCGGAGGATGTGCAGAGCCTCGTCGGGGCCACGGTGGTAAGGCGCGTGGTATACGCCCGTTTTCTCGATGCGGTGAACTTTACAGGCGGCAATCCGGAGGCTGATCCGGAACAGGAAGTGGTCAGCCGCTGGGTGATTGAACAACTGTCGGAGCTGAAAGCCACCACGGCGACCTTCGTGCTGGCCACACCGACCGAAACGGACGGTAGCGTGTATCCGTCGCGGATCATGCTGGCTGATGTCTGCAACTGGACCTACCGTTCGCAGGAGTGTGGCTATGTCGGGCCACCTGTGGCGGACGAGTTTGATAAACCCACGACAGACCCTGCAAAAGATGCCTGCAGCAAATGCCGTACCGGCTGCGAGCTGCGTAATAACCTGCCGCGCATCGGCTGTTTCCTCTCCATTAACCGTCTTTCCTGATGGATACACCCATGAAAAAAACACTCCTGGCGCATGCTGCAGCATGCGCGCCGGCTGAATCGTGTGGCTGGGTGGTGAACACGCCCGCAGGGGAGCGGTATTTTCCCTGCCAGAATCTTTCCGCTGAACCGACTCTGTATTTCCGCATGGATCCGGCAGATTACCTTCAGGCGCAGGCGGCAGGCGATGTGGTGGCCCTGGTACACAGCCATCCCGATGGCCAGCCGTTTCTCAGCGATGTTGATCGCCGCCTGCAGGTGCAAAGTGGCCTGCCGTGGTGGCTGGTCTGCGATGACCGGATATACAAATTTCGCTGCATGCCATTCCTCACCGGGCGGGCATTTGAGCACGGGGGGACGGACTGTTACACCCTGTTCCGAGATGCGTACCATCTGGCGGGTATTGAGATGCCGGATTTTGCGCGGGGGGAGGACTGGTGGAAGCAGGGCGAGAATCTGTATCTGGATAATCTGGAGGCGACAGGTTTTTATCGGGTGAATGCTGAAGAGGCACAGCCCGGAGACATTCTGATTTGTTGTTTTGGTTCATCAGTTGCCAACCATGCCGCGATTTACTGCGGCGACGGCGAACTGCTGCACCATATTCCTGACCAGCTCAGTAAACGCGAGAGGTATTCTGAAAAATGGCAACGCCGCACACACTCGATATGGCGACACCGGGCATGGCACGACTCTGCCTTCACGGGGATTTACAACGATTTGGCCGCCGCTTCAGCCTCAGTATAAAAACGGGGGCCGAGGCCATTTACGCGCTGGCCATACAGGTTCCGGGCTTCCGGCAGAAAATGAATGATGGCTGGTATCAGATACGCATCGCCGGTCAGGATGTGGATGAAACCAGCGTGTCAGCCCGTCTGCATGAACCGCTGCCGGACGGGGCCATTATTCATATTGTCCCGCGTATGGCAGGGGCAAAATCCGGTGGCCTGTTTCAGGTCGTGCTGGGTGCTGTGGCAATAGGCGCGTCCTTTTTTACGGCAGGCGCTTCAATGGCAGCCTGGGGGGCTGCGTTATCTGCCGGTGGTATTTCGGTATCCTCAGTTCTGTTTTCTATGGGGGCAGCCATGATGCTGGGTGGTGTGGCGCAGATGCTGACGCCGCAGGCAAAAATCCCCTCGTCCCGGCAGACCGATAACGGCAAACAGAACACTTATTTTTCGTCACTGGACAACATGGTGGCGCAGGGGAATGCCCTGCCGGTGTTGTACGGTGAAATGCTGGTCGGCTCCCGCACGATCTCCCAGGAAATAAGCACACGGGATGAGGGCGGCGGCGGGCAGGTGGTGATCATCGGTCGCTGATTTACTGCAGCATATTTATATTAAAACAGAACCGCCTTCGGGCGGTTTTGTCGTTTCAGAGGGAACAGATTATGGGGAAGGGTGGTGGCAGCAGTAAAACGCCGCATGAGGCTCCTGACGACCTGAAATCCAGCCAGATGCTGACCGTTGTTGATGCCATCTGCGAGGGGCCGATTGAAGGTCCGGTGGACGGGCTG